TCAAGAACGGATCGTCGCATCTGGTCCCGCTGTGCCCGGACGCGCTCGCGGTCCTGGCACGCCGGAAGGAGACGGTCGGCCCGTCGCCGTACGTGTTCCCCGGCCGGCGTCCCGGGCAGCACCTGAAGGAGCCTAAGCGCGCATGGCAGCGGCTGCTGAGACGCGCGGAGATAGGCGACCTTCGCATACACGACCTGCGGCGGACGCTCGGGAGCTACATGGCCATCCAGGGCGAGTCGCTGACGGTGATCGGGCAAGCGCTCGGCCACAAGGACCCGCGCTCGACGATGGTCTACGCGCGGCTTCACCTGGGCGCGGTCCGTCACGCGATGGAGCGGGCGGTGGGCTCGATGCGCGGGTAAAAAAGAGCCCCGGCCGAAGCCAGGGCTCAGGGGTCGAGCGAGCAGCGGATCAGCTGCGGTCTGCCAGGTAGTCGCCGAGGATGCCGGCGAGCAGCTTGCAGTCGCGGCGGTCGGCCTGCTGCTGCAGCCAGTCGCGCAGGTCCGATAGCTCGGACTTGCTGGCTTGCTCGCGCTCGCGGGAGATCGCGGCCGCGAGGACCCGGTTGATCCAGTTCGAGCGGAGCTGCGCCGGCACCGTCTCCAGGTGCGCCTCGACGGACGGGTCAGCGTAGAACTTTACGGCTTTTTTGGTAGTTGCCATGATTAACCTCGGTGGCGATGCGTGGGGCTACTGTAACGGTCAGCGACACTTTTTGCAACGGCTCTGCGGCTTGCGCTTGCCGTTCATCGTGCGCCAGCCGAACTCGGTGTCGATGTTGCCGGTCCGTCCGCAGTTCGGGCAAGACTTCTCGGTCGGATCGGTCGGCGTGAGCTCGTCGCGCTTGCGGATCGGCGCTGCCGGCGCGGGTTTCGCTTTCTTCGGCGGCTTCTTCGCTGCCGGCGTCGCGCCGTCGCCGGCCGTCTCGCGCAGCGCGTCTGCGGTGTAGAAGCGCTTCGCGACTTCGGGCGACGTCCAGGTCAGCGGGCCGGCGCCGGTCGGCGCGGTCTCGATAGTGTGGAGCTTCAGGTCGAGGAAGAAGTCCATCAGCTGGAAGTCGCGCATCCCGGACGCGATGCGGATCACCGGCTCCAGGTCCTGCAGGCGCAGCCAGCGCGCGTTCCGTCCGAGCTTGCGCGCGGCGGACTCGCTCGTCGGCTTGTGCCCGGGCGCGGCGACGATGATCCCCTTCTCGTTCCACGCGAGCCAGGGCAGCTCGGCCGGCGCCGGCTTCGGAGCAGCCGGCGTCGATGTCCAATCCAGCCCGCGCGCGTCGGCGTCCCGGTAGCACTTGTTCGAGCAGCACACTTTCCCGTAGCTCCAGGTCCCGACGTCGAACGACTTGCCGCAGGCGAGGCATGGGCGCTTGCGGGGCAGCCCGTCGTCGTGCAGCTTGGCCTTATGCTTCTTGTTCAGCGCGTGCCCGATGGTTATCTCGTGCGAGCGGACCAGATGCTCGGCGGCATCCTTCGGCAGCCTGTCGAGCAGGCGGAAGAACTCGGTGCCGCCGTTGCTGATGTCGTGCCCCGGCTTGTCCGCCGGGCAGACCATGTGAATACCCTCGGTGACCATGTAGTAGTCGACGACTTCCGGCAGCTCCAGGTCGTGAAGGACGACGACGCAGGCGTGGTACGCCTTCGCCTGCGCCTCGAGATCCTTGAGAGTCGGGCGCTTGTCGTAGCGCTTGCTGGCGACGGCATTGTAGCCGCAGCGCTGGCCGCCGCGGTCCTTCTCGAACAACGCCGCGAAGCGTTCCGCGCGCGGAGCTGCTAGCGTGTCGCGGACCTGCGCGTCGTTCTCGAACTCCTTGCGGATATCCTCGGCTTCGGCTTCGGCTTGCTCGCGAGACTCGAGGCCGAACGCCTCCTCGTCGCCGTCGACGACGACGGTCCAGGCGCCCGGTTCATCCGGGTCCTCGATGACCTCGATGACGACGGCCGGCTTCGGCGGTTCGGGCGCTTCGGCTTCGGTGAATAGGCTGAGTTGTTGCATCTCTTCTCCTCGCGTAAGCTGTCTGGCTTCGTCAGCCGGCGTAGACTACCTCGCCGGGACCGGCAGTGATGCCGGTTTCGCCTGCTATTCGACGACGGGAGCCGGAGGCAGCTCCTCTCCGTCGGCCGTCTCCGCGCCCTCTCGCTCCATGATGGCGACGTAAAAGCTCGGGCCCACGTCGCGAGCGCCGACGAGGTCGCGGTGCAGCACTCCGAGCGTGACTCCCTGCTCAGCGATTATCACCCGGTTATCAGGCTGGATCGCGCCTCCCTGGCACTGCTCGGCAAGGCGTCCCGCTTCTGCGACGTCAGCGGCGAGCGCGAACACGGTGCTCTCGGTGCCGGCTGGGTCGTCGAACCAGCAGGTCTCGCAAACCTCGCGTGGGAAGGTCGACTTCCAGTCCCTCGTCGCCAGGTCATAACGACTATCGCCGCACCGCCAGACGCGCCCCTCGGTTTTCTCTCCTGCCTGCGCACAGTTCTCGCAGTCGCCGTCCGTCAAAGTGACCGGGTAAACAAAACAATCGCTGACGATATAGAGGTTGTCCATCTTCGCTTCTCCTTGTTGGTTGTCGGTAGATCCACGTGGACCTACCCGATGCCGAACAAGTTACACCCGGCCGGATCGCCCGTCAATCACCCGGCGGATTAATCGTCGCTAATGTGCCGGCAGCGCTCCTAATTAAGGCCATTAATACGCGCGCGCGCCCGCGCGTAGCGGCAGTGCCCGATTGCCCGATAGCCTGGAAGCGTGAGCCAGCGAGACATACAACGGGCAATAGCAAAATTGCCCGAACGCGCGCGCGATTGCCCGTTGCCCGATGAGCCAGCGAGCACACACAGGCCTAATATTTAGGCCATGGCCTCTAAATTCTTGGCCTTAGGCCATGGCCTATCGTTCTGGCCTAAATTCTTGGCCTTAGATAACTAAAGGTCATCCATCCATCGGGCAATGGATGGCATCATCGGGCAATTTCGGCATTGCCCGATGCAATGCAGGACTGGAGAGCGATTAGAGGATTGAGACGGTCTGCAGGCAATGCGGGCAATTTGATGATTGCCCGATGTATTGCTTGCTAGGACTGGGTTTGGGGGATTCGGGCAATCAAAGTGCTGGAGTTGCGCGCGCGCGCGCGGAGATATAGCTATGAGGACAGGTGCGCGGGAGAGACTAGGATTTGGAAATGCAGCGCTGGACTGTGTCCTTGCTGACGTGGAGCTTCGATGCAATGGCTCGAATAGTGAAGCCTAGATGATGCAGCTCCAGGACTGCGGATCGGTGCTTGTCGTCGGTCCGATTGCCACGCGGACGTCCGAGCTGCTTACCACGCGCGCGGGCAGCTGCCAGCCCGCTCCGGGTCCGCTCGGCGATGAGGTCCCGCTCGAACTGCGCGAGCACCGAGAGGACGCCGGCAATCATCTTACCTTGAGCCGTGCCGAGGTCGAACTGCGCCCCGCGTTCGGCGATGATGCTGACGCCCTGGTCGTTCAGTTCCTGCAGGGTCGCGAGCAGGTCCTGAGTTGAACGGCCCCACCTGGTCAGCTCGGTGACCAGGACCGCGTCAATCTGCCTGGATTGAGCAAGAGCCAGCACGCGCGCGCGTTCTTTCCGGTCGTTCTTCGTTCCGCTCGCGCGTTCCTTGTATGTGCCGACAACGGCGAAGCCGGCGCGGGCAGCGAACGCGAGGAGGTCCCGCTCTTGCCGGTCGCAAGACTGATCATCTGTAGATACCCGGCAGTACAACGCGACGCGCTTGTCCTTGCAAAAGGTGTCCTTGTCCATCGGTCGAATCCTCCAACAATGGGATATCTGGCATTGTACCCAATAATCGGTCGATTTACAAGGACGGGCAAGCGCTCTTAAATGGAGGGTAGCCGTCGCTCAAGCGCCGGACTCCAGGCGGGTTTGTGGGGCAGCGTGACAACCGGCAATGCGGGGAACCTTGTGGGGCAGCCCGCCGGAAACATTTCTAGCCGACCCCCCATAGCGACCCCTGAGCGGGCGCGCGCGGGTCCCATTGGACACCCTCTGCGCGCCGCGCGCAAAAATTTCCGTCCTCACCGATGCGTGCCTTCTGTGCTGCCCACTAACGTGGATATCCGTTTCGAGTAATTGACCCTTCCGGCAAGTCGCGCCTAATTTTAATTAGGGCAACCCGGAGGCGGAATGATAACGGTCGCGAATCCGCTGTTAGTCAGCGAGTCGGAGAAGGTAGGCCGGCTCTGCTTGTATTGGGACGAGTATCGGTCCCAGACGTTCCTGCACATCAGGTACTTCTTTCGCAACAGGAAGACAGGCGAGTGGGAGCCCGGGGTCAAGGGGATCGCGATACCGGAGCACAACGTCGCGAAGTTCCTGGAAGGCTTACGAGAAGTGCTGGAGAGCGCGCATGACGAAGAAGGCGAAGAAGAGATCGGCGGCAGCGGAAGCGGTCGACCGGATGCTCCCGCTTGCCCCTACGACTGATCCGCCGACGAGGCCGATCTTCACGCGCGGCAACCAGGCGCCGGCGTCGTTGCAGAAGCTGGCGAAGGACTACACCGAGGACGCGTTCAACACGATCGTCGAGATCATGCGCGACCAAGAGAACGAGCCGTCGACCAGACTCGAGGCCGCGAAGATGATCCTGGACCGCGGCTGGGGCAAGGCGGCGGTCCTCATTCATGCGACGCAGACGAAGATCGAGCTGAAGGACGTCGAGCGGCGGCTGCTGGCGGACAGAGAGTACCACGACCAGAAGTGGCTAGAGGCAGGGAGAGCGGAAGATGCCGGACTCGGAAAGTACATTGACTGCGATGCTGAAGTCGCTCAGGACGTTACCGCACATAGCGAAGGCGCACTACACGATAGCGAAGAAGGGCGCGGGCGTGGTGTCGCTGGACTTCACGCCGATCCAGATGAGGATTCTGTATTTGATCTGGAGACTGCTGGAGAAGCGGTCGATGGCTCACCTGGTCCTGGTGAAGCCGAGACAGATCATGGCGACGACGGCGTTCAATGCGATGTCTTTCAAGATGTCGATGGATATCCCTGGACTTAGGACGTTCATCTGCACGCACAAGGCGGCGGTCACGAAAGAAGTCCGGGACAACATGAAGCGGTATCAGTCGCAGATGCCGGCTGAGCTATCGCTCGACACTGTGCAGAACAACGACGAGGCGATCGAGTGGAAGAACCTCTCGAAGATCGGCTACGGTGTCGCCGGGACGGACAGCGCGCGCGGCTTCCCGTGTCTGATCCTCCACCCGTCCGAGCTCGGGCGCTACAACGAGCGACACACCCAGGACTTCCTCGAAGGCGCCATGAACGCGCACGCCGGCGCCGAGAAAGGGAACATGATCTTAGCCGAGAGCACGAGCGGCGGCGAGGGTAACTACTTCCACGAGATCGCGACCGCCGGCTGGATGAACCCGCGATCGTCGTGGTTCACCGCGTTCTTCGGCTGGAATGAGTTCCCGGAGTATCGACTCCCGGTGCCGAAGGGATGGCAGCCAGACAGCGAGACGATCCGCCTGATGGAAGGCTTCGAGGTCGACGGGCGCCTCGTAAAGATCGACGAGGAGCAGGGCTACTGGCGCTGTGTGAAGCTCTACGAGAAGATGCGCGGTGATCTGTCAGCGTTCCAGCGCGAGTTCCCGCTGACGTTCCAGGAGGCGTTCGCGGCGGCTGAAGGCCGGCTCGTCGAGCATCTTGTCTTGATGAACGCGCTCGACAGCGAGACCGAGCTGGACCCGGCGGCTCCTCGCGTCCTGGGCGTCGACCCCGCCGGCGGCGGCGACCGGACCGCCCTCGTCGAGCGCCAGGGGTGGGTGATCGACAAGTACCAAACATACCCGAGGATGGATGCGTCCACGCTCGCGGAGATCATCATCAAGCGCATCGACTCGGGAGAGATCGACCATATGTTCATCGACATGGGCTACGGTCACGGCACGTATGACATCGTCGTGAAGCGCGGGTACGGGCAGTGGATAACCGGCATCCACTTCGGGTCGCGCGCTAATAATCACATGCTATACGAGGACAAGAGGTCCGAGATGGCCGGCGACTTCTCGGACTGGATACACGAGGGACCCGACAACACGGGCGGGACCGCCCGCATCCCGAATAGCGAGGAGTTCTGCCGCGACATCCGGCTTGTGCCGAAGCTCGTCTACCAGGCGAACCGCAAGTTCAAGCTGGCGTCGAAGGAGGAGATCAAGGCTCTCCTGAAGAAAAGCCCCGACATCTTCGACGCGACGATCCTTACCTTCGCCGGCCCGGTCCGCCGCAAGCGCAACGTCACGATGGGGAACGCGGGGGCCGGACAGCGGCGGTCCATGCTGGAGACGAACAACATCTTCCAGGAGCTGCAGCGAGACGAGCAGAAGGTGAACCCGAACTTCAAGTATTACAGCTACCCGCGCCCGGATATCCGTTAAGTCATCCTGACCGATGTCCGAGCACCGGCTATAGTGACCGCTAGTCAGGCAGTCCGCGCGCGCAAGGAGAAGACAGCGAATGGCTACAGACAGAGACTGGATGCTCGTCGAGTTCGAGGGAACGTACAAGGTCGCCGATCCGAGCATCAAGGGGCGCAAAATACTCCGGCCCTTCCACGTCAAGGTCAAGATGAAGAAGCAGTTCCTGGAAGCTCGCGGGCTTCGCGGCGCCTTCGCGACCTACTACAAGGAGTTTCTGAAGCGCCACTTCCCGGGGATGATCGACCTCCACGAGTTCAGGATGATCGAGGCGACGGAAGTCGACGGCAGCAAGATTCACAACCCGAAGGCGATGAGCCACCAGGACCTCGTCGCGTACATCAAGGAGAAGCGCCTGCCGGTGAATATTCTCCTGTACGACGATCAGGAGCTGCGCCACCAGGTCGTCCTGTACGAGACGGACCCGAAGGGTCAGCAGAAGCTGCAAGGGCAAGCCGAGCGCGTTCACGGCGGCAAGCTGAACCTTTCGCGGGAAATAAGCGAGCAGGAGGACATACTCCAGGTGCTCGCGCCGTCGGGCGCCGTGCAGGAGCAAGCGGCGGCCGTCGCGAGCGCTGCAGTCGAGAAACAGTACGCGAAGTCGAGCAAGCAGAAGGCAGCGCTCCACGACAAGAAGGAGCAAGCGCTCGACACGCTGTTCGGCTCCGAGGACGAGACGGAGAGCGCGGGATGAAGGCACCCTCCAGCGCTGCGCTGCAGCAGCAGTTCATGATGCAATACATGCAGATGCAGCAGATGCAGCAGCAGCAGGAGCAGCAGTTCCAGCAGCAGCAGCAGGCGGCGTCGCAGCAGATGGCAGCACTGGAAGGGCAGGCGATGCAGGCGGCGAACCATCCGGCGCAGGTCGCCTCCGCGACGCAAGCCGCCGCCTCGAAGCCTGTCAGTCTCGCGACCTTGCTCACGTCACCCCGGGGAATACTCGGCAATCCGACGCTGAGCTATTCAAAACTGGGGGGCTGAGATGGCCCCGAACGTCGACAGGATCATCGAGCGTAACACGAAGCTGAAGGGCATGAAACAGCCCTGGCTGCCGCTCTACCAGGCGCTGGCGATGTATGTCTTCCTGCGGAAGCAATACTTCACGATCGACCACCTGAAGGCGCCGTTCATGCTGAACCTCGTCTACGACTCGACGGCGATCCACGCGGCGCACATGATGGCCGCCAGCCTGGTCGGGCAGATCATGCCGAACCCGTTCGAGTCCTTCGAGTTCGTGCCTCAGGTCGCGCAGCAGGGCGACATGGACGACGACGAGTACCAGTTCTTCATGACGGTCAACGAGGTCATGCCGGCGGTCCTCTCGCTGCCTGACGTCGGCATGATGACGTCGCTGCTCGAATGTATCCTCGACATGGGCGTCTTTGGCATCGGCTCATTGTGCGTCGACGAGACCGGCGACTATGCGGTGCCGCTCCGCATGTACTCCGCGGACGCGAAGGTCATGAGCGTCGACGAAGACCAGAACGGGAAGGTCGACACCGTTTACCTTGAGAAGATGATGCGGGTCGGGCAGGTCGTCGAGAAGTACGGCTACGACAACTGCAGCGACCAGGTCAAGAAAATGTACGACGGTCAGCAGCTCGACGCGGAGATAAAGGTCCTCCAGGCGATCGAGCCGCGCCGCGAGCGCAACCCGCTGAAGCTGGGCAACCTCGATATGAAGTGGTCCTCTGTTCACGTCGAGCTGGACACGAAGCACGTCCTGAAGGAGAGCGGCTACAACGAGCTGCCGATCATCGTCGCCCGCTTCTGGAAGCAGGTGAACGAGATTCAGGGACGCTCGCCGGCGATGGACGCGCTGCCCGATATCCGCGCTGTCAACAAGCTCGTCGAGCTGTTCGAGAAGGCCGGCGAGATGGGGCTCGACCCGCCGAAGATGATCTCCTCTGAGGACGTCCTGGGCGCGGGCAAGATTCCCTGGGGGCCGGGCGTCGACATCCCGATCCACACGTCCGGACGTCTCGGCACCGACCGCCGCGCGCCGATCGAAATAATCCAGACCGTGCAGAACCCGAGCTGGGCGACCGATCGCATTGCCGACCTGCGCGCGAACATTCAAGAGTATTTCATGATCGAGTACCTGACCGACTTGAACAACAAGAGCCGGCAGACGCTGGGCGAGGCGAACATCAGAAACGAGAAGGGCATGTTCATCACCGGATCGGTCCTCAATCGCTGCCTGGTCGAACTGCTCGGTCCCGCCCTCGACCGCGCGTTCAACATCCTTCTTTCGATGGGATTCTTCGGCGTGATCCGTGGAAGCACCCAGGACATGCGACTCCAGGCGATGGGCATCCAGCCGCGATACATCGCGCCGAGTTTCATCGTCAACCGGATGCGCGGGCTGCGCGGCTACCGGCTGAACTTCATCTCGCCGGCAGCGAGGCTCATGAAGCTCGAAGAGGCGCAAGGTCTCCAGGACCTCATACAGTTCGCGACGACGCTCGGAGCGGTCAAGCCGAACGCCCTCGACGTGATAAACGAGGACGAGGCGATCCGCGCCAGGCAGCGGCTGAACGGCGCGAGCCAGAAGGTGCTCAACTCGCCCGACCAGGTCGACCAGATCAGGCAGGCGCGGGCACAGCAGCAACAACAAGCACAGCAGCAGCAAGAGCAGATCATGGGCGCTCACGCGCTCAAGCTCGCCGGCGCTGGAGTAAAGGACCTCGCAGATGCAGGATCAGCAGCAAACGTCGCATAGCCTCTCAGAGCAGCAGATCGAGCGGACGATCCTGATGGAGGCGGTCGCGCAGAGCGACGCGGGCCTCGCGTTCTTGCAGTGGCTGTGCCAGCTGTGCGGCTGGAGCCGGTCTACCGCGAGCGACATCGAGTCCGCCCGCCGCGACATCTGGATAGCGGTTCGCCGCTATATCCCCGTCGAGGCGCTTGTCCGCATCGAGTACGAAGACTTGAAGCGCGAGCAGCAGCTGACGCGCGAGCTACTGAACACGGAAATGTTCAGCCCACCGGAGAGCACTGAAACCCTGTAAGGAGGGACGCGAAGATGGATGTAACAGAACTGAACGCGCCGACCGAACTCGGCGCCGGCAGCGGCGACCTCGGCGTCACGCAGACGCCCGGCGGCGTCAAGATGGACGTCGACCTCGCGGCGCCGACCGCCGCGCAGCTCGCCGCGCCGACGGAGGTCCAGGCGTCATTCCAGAAGCTGGTTCCGGACGGCTACAGTGACAAGCCGTGGGTCGCCGAGCTGGCCAAGCAGGACAACCCGCTGGCGTCGATGTTCAAGGAGTTCGAGAACCAGCGCTCGCTCGTCGGCAAGAAAGGCGAGGGACTGAAGGTCCCGGGTGAGACCGCGAGCGCCGAGGAGTGGCAGCAATTTCATCGCGCGATCGGCGTGCCCGAGAAACCGGAAGACTACACGTACGAGGCCCCGAAAGCGCCCGAAGGTATGGAGCAGTATTTCCAGACCGACGAGAAGCTACTGAGCGCGATGAGGTCCGCCGCGCATAAAGGCGGTGTTACGCCGCAGGGCTGGAGGCACATCGTCGAGGCGTTCAACGCGTACGGCGCCGAAGCGGTGAGAGAAGCCGCGGCGCAGGCTGACGCGCAGCTCAACCAGACGAAGGAGTCGTTCGCGAAGCACTACGGCGAGAAGGGTCCGCAGGTCCTGGCGAACTTCGACAAGGCGATCGCCGGCGCGCCGGACTACGCCAAGCCGATCCTCAACGCGCTACAGCCGGCAACGAAGGCGGCGCTCGCCGCCGTGCTCTTCAACTTCTCCAGCAAGTATGTCGCGGAGGACAAGCTCGACATCGGCGGCGTCGGCGGCGACAAGCCAATGTCGCAGGCTGAGTACGGCGACCTTTACGAGAAGGCGTTCGCCGCGTATCACCAGACGAAGAAGAATCCGCAGGGCGCCGAGCATCTGAAGGCGAAGCAGGAGCTGGCGCGGGTCCAGGCGATCGGTCGCGACATTTTCAAGGTGGGCTAAGCAATGGTCGAACAAAAACCAAGCATCTGCAGACTGGTCGTCTTCGGTCACCCGAGCACGAAGGACCGCTCCGGACCGATGCTCGAATCGCCGGCCATAGTCCAGAAGGTGAACGAGGACGACACGGTCGACCTCGTGATCTTCCCGGTCACCGGCGGCACGATCAACCGCCAGCGCGTCGAGCAAGGCGAGGGCGAGTACCAGTGGAAGTGGCCGCCTCGCGTATGAAGCGCAAGTTCCGGACCGACTACTCGTGCGGCAGCAAGCGGGCGTACTCGTCCTGGGCCGAAGCGGAACGCGACCTGAAGATGATCCGGCGCAGCGATCGGCGCAACGAGCCGGGTGCTCTGCACATCTATCGCTGCAATGGCTGCCCGAACTTCCACATCGGACACCAGCAGATAATGCAGCGAAAGGGAAAGGCGTGATATGCCGACCGACCGGGACGAGGACGACGAGTGGTGACCGGATATCCGTTCCATCATCTCGACATGCAATCTGGGCCGATGTTATAAACCCGATCGAGACAGGCAGCCGCTTGTAGGTCCGAAAGTCCAGGGTAACCGTCCGCAAGGGTAGCGGATATCCGAAGACCAGAAGGGAACAACCGAAGCGGTCTGACTCCAGAGGCGGTGGCATCCCGCAAGAGGGTCCGGGCTACCCGGGGAGTCCTCGAAAATCACACCCAAGCGTGAGCGGCTTAGTGCTTAACGCTGTGCTTTTCGAGGTGCCCAATGGCCAATCCGTATCAAACCCTTGAGACGCAATACGTCGTCGAGTTCGCGAAGCAGGTCCACGTACTTGCTCAAGAAAAGATGTCGAAGCTCCTGCCCTTCGTGAAGATGCAGGACTTCAACGGCGAAGACTTCGGTTACGACAGGTTCGGCCTGCTCGCCGACCAGGAGATCGTCGAACGGTTCCAGCCGATCCAGCTCCAGGACGCGTCGTGGGACAGGCGCTGGATGGCTCCTCGATTCTTTGCCGTCGCCGTCGGCGTGGATGGCAAGGACATCGAGAAGATGATGAGAAACCCGGGGCAAGAGCTGGCCGAGGGCTGTGTTAACGCCCTGATGCGCCGCAAGGACCGGATCATCCTCCAGGCTGCGACCGCGACGGTGAACACCGGCAAGTCAGCAGCGTCGACGACCCCCGTGACGTTCGCGAACGATGGCGGACTGACGATCGACGCGACTGGCGGCTTCGGCTTCGGCACGCTGCAGACGATCAAACAGAACTTCGTCGACAATGCGGTCGCGACCGAGACCGAGACCGACGTCGCGCTAACCGTCGACGGCAAGCGCCTCGCGGCCCTGCTCGGCGAGATCGAGCTGACCTCGTTCGACTACGCGACCGAGAAGCCGATCGCCGCCGGCACGATGGGGCAGGCGTACGGAATGAAGCTCATCCCGTTCGCCAGCGGCGTCCAGACCTACGACCCGATCCTCGCTGAGACATCGGGCGAGCGGACGCTCATCGCCCTCGCCGAGGACGGCATCGTCTTCGCGAAGGGAATCATCTCGATCCGCATCGAGAAGAGGATCGATATGTTCAACACGCCGACACAGATCATCGCTGAGATGGCGGTGGCGGCGATGCGGACGGAAGGCAGCCGCGTTCAGGCGATCACGGTCTCTGGCTAAACCCAGGGCCAACCTAAAGGAGAAGACAGATGACCGTACAGAACTACCTGAGCACAACCGCGAACCCGTTCACGCATCCGCAGACAGCGGAGCAGGTGACCGGGCAGCGCACGAAGAAGATCAGAACCCTTGTCAGCGTCGCCAACGGCGATGGCATCGGCTCGATCTACTTCCTGGGCATGGTGCCGGACGAGGCGGTGGTCAACAAGATCACGCTGGAAGGCGGCACGATCGCCGGGCTGACGGACTGCGACATCGGCTTGTTCGACAAGAACGGCAATGCCAAGGTCACCGGGACCGGGATGGCCGACTTCTACGCCGACGGGCTCAACCTGAGCGCCGCGCCGAGCGGGACCGGCGACTTCGGACAGGACCTCTGGAACGGCATGAGCAACCGCGCCGTGTCGACCGCCTGCGACCGCGTCTGGCAGAACGCCGGCGACGTC